CACCACATACCATATAGCAAGTCAGTAAGTTTTACATCTTCCCACTTGTATGGTTTCATCCACTGTTTCATCAATGTAGATTTACCAGTAGCTGGTTCTCCACCTATCGCAACTATCATTTGAATGGTCTCCTCTTATTTTCTTTTTCTACTAATGTGTGTACAAGATGAACGATTTTTACCTCAGGACATCTTTTAGATATTTCTCTGATTTGTATAGGATCGTCTTCAAAATGTATTCCAACTTTTACTCCTCTATCTTGTTCAATAAAATTAATTATGGTTGCTTTATGTATTCCAGATCCTTCCCTAGTTTTTTGAGCAAAGTTTGTTGGGTTCATAAATACTTCGTTGTCTATACCTTTTGATTTTAGCATAGCAGAAGTTTCATCCCACTCTTCAATAGATCTACCTGTGATGATGATGTCATCCTTACTCGGATACACTCCATTGTAATCACCCATAAAGATGACACCATCGATATCAAATGTATTAATTGTTTTCATAATCAGTATGACCAGCTTGATATGTATAAGGCAAGTCTAATGCTTTAGGATTGTTTTTCTTTAACTGTGGCTCTGTCATTTTAGTAAGTTCTCTGCGAGCAAGTGCGTCACATTCAAACTTAGCATCCTCAGTTTTTAATTGTACAGGAGGTGTCTTTTGTGTCCAAGCACTTGGACCTCTTAGGAAACCAACTATACCCATCTCAGAAGCAACCTTACAGAAACGAATAGCTGATACCACCACTCCTCCTGAGTTTGGCGAATCTTGTACTGAAAGTCTAGCTGACATTTCATACCTTGCCCCACCAAAACCATAAGCAACAATATCTAGGTTGGCGATTTTATTATCGGAGCCAACATAATCCCCTCCTGGTTTTTGAAATACTGTAAGACTTGGTCCAGCATATAAAGTCATACCAGCTGTTGGTTCTTCCCTAACAACATTTTGACCTTTCAAAACATTCTCTTTAGATACATGCTTACTATGTAATCTTTCTTTGTAAGCCATATTCAAGAAGTCAGTATTTGCTGTTCTACCTGTACGAATATTTTCTTGACCTTGTGTAGATCCTGCTGCCATATTCATTTGAATATGTTGCGTCACTTGTAAACCAGAGTCTATCATTGCTCCTTGTAATACCTCAGATAATCTAGAAGCACCCCAAGCAGATCTCATATCAGAACCAACAATAGTAAGTCCTTTATCAATAAATGATTGCTCTACTAATTTAGATTTGTTAGTTTCGATTAATGTAGGAATACAGTTTACGAAATGACAACCAGCTTCTAGACATGCTGCCATATAGAACTCTGTAGCTTTCTCAGAACCAACTGGCAAGTAATTAATTACCACATCTACTTTATGAAAGTTAAGTTTATCAGCAACTTGTTTTTTAGATAGGGCAGTATCTGCACCTGTTCTAAATGATACTTCTTCTGGATAATCAAGCATGTGGTCAGCAACACCATCTAGTAATGGACCTGAATAAACTTCTGCTAAAGAATTTACACAAGTAAAATCTAGCGAGTCGACATGGTCCATAGCACAGTTAGGTCTGGATCGTAATGCATTGATTAAGTGAGTTCCGACTTTTCGTGGGTCAATATCGAAGCCACAAACGAACTCGATATCATTTACAGTGTATCCTCCAATATCTGGATACATTAGACCAACTTTATCTTCGGGATTTTGAATATAGTATTGTACACCCTCTACTAAAGACTTGGCACAATTACCGACACCAATAATGGCGACATTTATTTTTGACATATATTTCTCCTTTATATCAGTTTATTAGAGTGTGATATTTGACTGGATCAGAGTAGCACACTTTCAACATATATATAAGAATTCTATATTAGAATTTCTTAAAAGTAAACCTCTAGACCGACTTTTTCTCCTGACATCTTTGTAAGATATTGATTAAAATTGTTTTTTATTTCTAGTCTGTTATAGTCATCAAAGTCAGTAAGCCATGATTGTTCTATACCAAACTCCTTGTACATATTAGGCAAGTCATCATTATCGTCATGCATATTAATCATTTGACCTGTCTCAGCACCTGTCTTCATAAGAATCTTATTCTGAAATGTTTTCTGTACACAAGGTGCAGCATGCTCTGATACTTTTTCAAAAAAGTTCCAATCTAACTCTGGCCATGCTTCTTTTAGTTTGTACCAACGAGTGTAAGCATCTTGAGTTGGAGTCCCAGGAGCATCGCCACCAGTCTTAATCATTTTCTTATATTGACATAAGTGGGTTTCCATTGTAAATGGACTGTTAAAAAAATCACTCACATGTTCATTACAACCCTCTATAAATTCTTGCTCTTTTCTTTCAATCCATTTTATATCATCACTGCTGTACTTGGTTTTGCTATCTAAGTCCATCAGTTCTGGTTTATTATAAATGTAAACCAGTCCAGATCTTACTGACCAATTAGAAGGATCTGTTGCTAACATACTCTTTGGTTTTATATGACGCATGTCAAAACATAATTCATAAAATGCTTGAGTTGTCAGCCAACCAGACATACGACCTATTCTATAAATTGACATAACCTCTTCTAAGGCATGGTCGAAATCTTGAAAGGTATCTAACCATGCTCTAAGAGAGCCATATTGTTGTAAGACTTTTTCGTGAATATCTTTTAGGATAGGGATAAACTTTCCCTTGTTATATTTTGTATCTTTAGCAAAATGTTGTCTGGCATAATTTTCATTATTCCATTCTTCTAAATATTGCCAATTAATTTTTTCTATATCAGGGAAGTGTGACCAGATAACCCAAGCCATTGATGATTGGTATGTAATACCGAATAGCATAGAAAAGAAAATCCTTTGCTCATCAGTCATGGAACCTCTCGTCATGTATGCTTCATTATAAGTGTAATGGTCAACATCACGATGCTTCATTCGCCAAGCATATGACCGAAGACACATCTGTACCCTATTCTCAGGGAGTCTCCAATCTTTGTAAGGTTTATCTTTATTATCTGGATGTAAGTATTTCATCTTTTGTACAGTGTATCTAATCCCCATACATTTCGGTAAGAAATATCTTCACCTAAGAACATAACTCTTTTATCTCCTTTGACATAATTAAGTTGTTCTTGTACAGGTGTAAATCCTTGCCTGATGAGAGACTCTCTAACTGTACTTTCATAGTCTGACAGTATTCTATCTGACCAATGAAACTCTAATGATAATTGTTTCACACACTCAGGTACGAGCCAGTGTGGGTCAAACATACGATATTCTTCTCCTTCGATATCGCATTTTAAATGTGTGGGTTGGTATTCTTCAAATAACTTATGTCCATTTACAGTTGGCACAAAGACTTTATTTTTTCTCATGTTCTTTGCAGCATTGCTTTTAGGATTAGTTGTACCTGAACAGAACTCTTGTTTACTGCCTGTCATATATAAATCTATATTACCAGCATCTTGATTAGTCACTGCTGCTTCTATTAAAGCAAATCTCAGATCGTCACCTAGATTCTTTTCCATTACTTCAAAGTTTTCAGGATGACATTCTACACCAATATATTTTTCTATTGGCTCACTCATTAGCATTCTTCCGAAGCCACCAATGTTAGCACCCCAGTCCATAACTATGGCACCCTCAAGATCGTCAAACTGTGAGTAATTAGATAGGCAATCATTTACCATATCTTTATCAACTTGTAATGCTTTACCATCTACCTCACGAACATAGGTATTTTTAAACATTCTATATTCCATTAAAAGAAACCCTCTAAGGAACTAGCTTGGCTGTCAGGATGATACTGTACCAATACATCAGTTCCTAATTTATTTTCAAGAAAATCATACCACTCTTTTTCATCCCACATGCCAGGACTAATACCATTCCATAATGGTCTTTGTAAAGGATGCTCTTTATTAGTTCTACGAGCAGTCACATATTCTTCTCTAGTTTGTTCATAATCCCAAGAGCCAAGTTCTAACATCTTTTCTCTGAAATAACATACGAAAGATATTCTTTCAGCACTTTCATCTTCTAGTACCATTGGTGTATTACCATGAATACCATCGTGATTGTTAATTAATAACAAATCTCCAGGACGGATATTCACAGCCACTTTATATTCAGGAAGTATTAGATACCCACCTGAGTATTTACCATTATTAGATACGACTGTAAGATTAGAGAATCCTTCATTTAAATCACCAGCATCTCTGTGATAAGCTGTTCTAAAAGTTTTGTTCACAGTAGCAGTAGTGAAAGCAGTGCCAGGAATAATAAATTTAGGATCTAGTTTATTACAAGCATCCATTTGTTTACCATATCTGACAGGTAATAATTCTTCAAAACCTTTTGATAATCTTTGTAAGAAAGGGAATGCTTGTTTAAACTTATCAGGATTATCTCTAGTAAAAGTGGTAGGACGACCAAAAGGAATACGAGGATATCTATCAAAGAATCCTGCGATACCTGAGAACACTGAGTTAGCATAAGAAGTTGTAGATGTTAATTTATCATTTACTCTTGTTGCTTCAGCAATCATTTCATCTCGTGGTAATACTCTAACTTCTTCAACCCAGTTTTCAAATACGAAATCTTCTTCAGCAACTTTTTGTGCCAGCCATACTTTACCACGACTGTCATCAGCAATCTTTTCTCTGCCTTTATATTCTTGTCGTATAGCTTCTACAGGATCCGAGCCATCAAGTGTAGCTGATGGTGACATAAAATATTGTAGTAAAGCATTATGATAATTAGTGACCCAATCTCTACTTCCTAGAGCAACTGTTTTTTCAGTACCTGCTGCGAGACCACGATTCTCTGTGGCACCTGCTGCTTCACGCAAACCTTTATATGCTTCGTCTTGTTGTTCTTGAGTAAACCAATCTTTACGAAACTTGAAGATAATGTTAGCTTCACTGTTTTCTTCACCCATAGGTGTGGGAGCATAAAAGTCACAATCCCAATCAACTAGTAATTCGTAATCTTCTTTATCTCCGAAGAATCCTAGCTTATCTTCACAATCAAACTTCTTAGGTGCTGTTATTATTTTTGTCATACTTTAAACCCTTCCATATTCAATCTTTCACCTGCTTCACTTTTATCGAATACTGCTCCAATATCTTTTTCTTCTTGACCACTATCCATAATATTAGTTTGGGCAGATGCTTCTACATTATATAATCGCATTTTATTCTTATCCACACCTACAACAAATCTTTTGTAATAGTTTGGATCGGAATATCTATTTTTCAACTGCTTAATCATCCACTGTCCCATGTTATCTAGTTCTTCACTAGCAATAATCGCAAACATTAAATCAGCAGTTGCTGGTAAACCAAAACTTTCAGAAGTATCTTCAAGTCCAACATCAGTATTATTATATCCACCTCTGGTAGTTTGAGTTGCTGATACGATAGGACAGTTATATTCAACTGCTAATCCTCTTAGTTCTTCAGCGATAGATTTAATATATGAATATGTATTCACATTAGCACCCATCCTCAATCTTTGAGAAGCACAGATGTTTAGATAATCAACAAAAATAATATCTGGCTTGAAACCTTTTTTAATTTTAAGTTCTTCAAGTAAAGCACGGAAGTGACCAGCATGGGCACCACCTGTCGGATACTCTTTTACAATTAGCTTACCATTATTATGGTCTTTAATTTTATTAATTCTTTTACTGAAGATATCATGGTCGACAACTTTAATTTCATCCATACCCAAGTTCAATAAGTTAGCATCAATCCTTTCAGATATTTTTTCTTCAGCCATCTCCATAGTAATATAAAGAACATTCATACCTTCAGCCAAAACAGAAGAAGCATGATGACACATAAACAAAGATTTACCAACACCTGTACCAGCCATAGCTATGTTAAGAGTTTTTTTACTCAAGCCACCACGAGTGATAGTATTCAGTAAATCAATATCAAATTTTATCTTTTCTTCAACTTTGTGATAGTAGTCATATCGCTCATCAGAATCTTCTAGATAATCATGACCGACAGAGTTATCAAAACATACACCAAGAGCATCCTGCATCATTTTAGGAATCGCACCCTTGTCA